CTTCAGGTTGGCAGTCTTATTTGGACGCTTGGAACTCAACTTTCGCCGATAAAGTGGTAGCGGTTTACCCTTCCAGCCAGCGCAAGCTGATGGCACAGGGACTTGACAGATTCCTTGAAGACGTACTCGAAGGACGCCTCAAACACAACGGCGCACCCGAGCTGACAAGGCACGTGACGAACGCGGTACCGACACGGTACGGCCAAGTGATGAAACCTTCTCAGAGCCACAAGATCGACGGCTTAATCGCTGCAGTTCTTGCCTACCTAGGCCGCACCGAGGCGCTTGTTAATCCTGAGCCTGTTGCACCGAAAGTCACTTACCACTCTATTCAAGTCTAGGAGCGACATGAAGCGTTTTGATTTTAGTCTCGCAGTTGAGGTCGTTGGCGTTGCGTTGGTAACGGTCGGACTTGCGTTGTTCTCTCCACCGATTGCATTAATCGCTCTCGGTTCTTTCCTCGTTTGGGCTACAGAAAAGGCTGATTAATGACCGCTGGCATTTATAACACCACTATCGACCAAGGCTCAGTGTGGTCTGTTGTGTTGGTGTATACTGACTCAAATAACGCCCCCGTCAACTTGACTGGCTACACAGCCGCCATGCAGCTTCGACAGAATTACAATTCTGACGTTGCAGATCTGACTTTGACCACCGCAAATGGCGGCATTACAATCGTCGGTGCTACTGGCACTATCACAATCAACGCCACAGCAGCGCAAACTGGAGATCTCGACCCAGGTTTTTACGTTTATGATTTAGAATTGACATCGGGTTCCAACATCTCTCGCCTAATCCAAGGCCAGTTGACCGTAGCAGAGCAGGTGACACGATAATGGCCAATAAAGTCACAATCAACGAGACCAACAATACAGTTGAGATCTCGGCTCCAGGCCCACAAGGTGCTCAAGGACCAACGGGTCCAACGGGTGCTACAGGCCCAGCTGGTGCTACAGGCGCAACAGGCCCAGTCGGTGCTACAGGTGCCACGGGTCCAACAGGCGCTACAGGCAACACAGGCCCGACAGGCGCAACTGGTTCAACAGGTCCAGTCGGCGCAACAGGACCAACAGGCGACACAGGACCAACAGGTCCAACAGGAGCCACAGGTCCACAAGGTATTCAAGGCGACACAGGCGCAACAGGGCCGACTGGCCCAGTTGGTGCAACTGGTCCCACAGGTTTAACAGGCGCAACTGGAGCCACAGGCCCAACAGGCGACACTGGAGCCACTGGCCCGCAGGGCATTCAGGGTGTTCAGGGCATCCAAGGCGAAACTGGTGCGACTGGTCCAATAGGCGACACTGGAGCAACAGGCCCAACAGGCGCGACAGGCGCAGCTTCAACGGTGCCTGGCCCAACAGGAGCGACTGGCCCTGCAGGTGCAACAGGTCCAACAGGTCCACAAGGTGAAGCCTCAACTATACCTGGCCCAACTGGAGCCACAGGCCCAGCGGGTGCTACAGGTCCAACAGGCGCAACAGGACCTCAAGGAATCGAAGGCCCAACGGGCGCAACTGGTCCGCAGGGTGCGGCTGGTGCGAATGGTGGCTCTACTAGCTTATTCGACTACAACGCAGACACTTCGGCCACATCGGGCGACCCTGGCGCGGGCGACATACGCTGGAACAATGCCACGCAGATCAATGCTACAACGTTGTTTATTGACCATTTAGACATAAATAGCAACGACATTGACGTTTTTATTGCCCTGCTTAAAGCAGACGATTTTATCATCGTTCAAGATCGAAATGTTCACACTAACTTTCAGAAGTTTAAAGTCACAGCGGCAGCGACCATTCTTGGTGGCTACAGCAGCGTCCCAGTAGTTCTAGACTCCTCAGGCGGCACTGGCACGACCAACTTCAGCAACTTCGAAGCTCTTGCATTATTGCTCATCAATGTCGGTCTTACAGGTGCGACTGGTCCAATCGGTCCGACAGGCCCACAAGGCGCAACTGGAGCCACAGGTCCAGCTGGTGCAACTGGAGCAACAGGGCCACAAGGCGAAATCGGACCAACTGGGGCAACAGGCCCAGCAGGTGCGAATGGAGCAACAGGCGCCACTGGCCCACAAGGCGAAACTGGCGCGACAGGCCCAACAGGCCCAGTCGGTGCAACAGGCCCAGTCGGCGCAACAGGCGCTACAGGTCCACAAGGTATTCAAGGAATCCAAGGCGTCCAAGGCATTCAGGGCGAAGTCGGTCCAACAGGCCCAACAGGCCCAGTCGGTGCAACAGGTCCAGCAGGAGCCACAGGCCCTGAAGGTGCCACAGGTGCAACTGGTCCACAAGGAATCCAAGGCGATGTCGGTGCTACAGGTCCTACAGGCCCAGCTGGAGCAACAGGTCCGCAAGGTCCAACTGGAGCGACTGGCCCACAAGGAATCCAAGGCGACACAGGGGCAACAGGCCCAAGCGGCGCAACAGGTCCGAGCGGCCCAAGCGGCGCAACAGGTCCGAGCGGGTCAACTGGCCCTACTGGAGCAACTGGTCCACAAGGCGGGGACAATCCAGTCGTTGACTATATTGACGGCGGGGCAAACGCTGCTGGCATCACTGGCGACGTGATCTACAACGCGGGGCTATCCAACGCGAGCAGTTGGACATACACCATCGACGCAGGCGCGTCGGTTACAACCTTCTAACAAAGAGAGAAAGAAGCCAACATGACAGCAAGACTCCAAAACCGCCGAGATACGGCAGCAAACTGGACATCTAATAACCCAACCCTTGCTGCAGGCGAAATCGGCTACGAAACCGACACCACGAAGTTCAAGATTGGCGACGGTGCAACTGCCTGGAGCTCACTTGCTTATGCCTATGCGGCTGGCGCTACTGGCCCAGTCGGTGCTACAGGCCCAGTCGGTGCAACAGGCCCAACGGGCGCGACTGGCGCGGTCGGTCCGACGGGTGCAACAGGCCCAGTCGGTGCAACAGGACCACAAGGCGACATTGGTCCAACAGGCGCAACAGGACCCGAAGGAGCAACAGGTCCAACAGGTGCCACAGGTCCAACAGGCGCCACAGGCCCAACAGGCTCAACAGGTGCAACTGGTGCAACTGGTCCAACTGGAGCTGGTGGCGTTGAAGCCATCAATGCGCAAACTGGCACCACATACACTTTCGTTTTGGCCGATAAAGACGACCTCGTAACAGCTTCAAACGCTTCTGCACAGACCTACACAATTCCACTCAACTCGTCAGTGGCTTTCCCAACTGGCAGCCTCATTAACTTAATTCAGATCGGCGCTGGGCAAGTAACAGTAGTTGGAGCTAGTGGCGTTACCGTCTTATCAACAGGTGCTACTCCTGCAACACCAAAAACAAGAGCGCAATACTCAGTAATGACTTTAATTAAATCAGGAACCGATTCTTGGTATGCGACTGGAGATATTTCATAATGCCAGGAGCATATGAATCGATAGCAACAGCTATTGTCGGGTCGGGTGGCACGTCGGTCGTTACCTTCGACAACATTCCGCAAACATACAAGCATTTGCAAGTGCGTGGTTCTGCACGCACAGATGGCGCATACTCTATTCAAGGTATTGGTTTGGCAATTAACAATGACCGAAATGTTAGTAATCAATATGGGTGGCAACGATTAGGCGTGATTAATGGTGCTGTTGCTAGTGCGTGGCAGACATATACAAATCCTGATAATTTCTATTGGCCGTATGTTCCTGCCGCAAATACAAACTCAAGTCTTTTTGCGTCATTTATTATAGATATACACGATTACACAAATACAAATAAGAAACGCCAAGTTAGAGCGGTTAATGGTTGTGCTGACCAAACCACATCTAATTGGGTTTTTCAAATACTAGGTACTTATATTAAACAAACTACAGTATCAAGATTAGACTTTGTTTTTATTGGTGGCTCAACACAAATTAGTCAGAACTCGCGTTTTGACCTTTATGGAATTAAAGGTTAGGGGATAAAAATGCCAGAGACATATGTTCCTATTACCACAACAACTTTTGGTTCAACAACAGCTTCTGTGACTTTTAGTTCTTTGCCAACGACTTTTAGTGATTTGGTTGTTGTGGCAAACGGTAAAACACAAAGTTCTAGTAGTTCATTAAATGATATAGGTGTGCGATTTAATGGAGATACAGGGTCAAACTATACAACTATTAAAACATTTAGTCTGAGTTATTCTTCTCTTACGGTTTCTACAAATATTAACGGAACTGCCATTGAAACGTATATGGACTGTAGTCCTACTGTTGACAATTTAGGTTCTAGTTTCAAACTAGACATTTTTGATTACAACACTACATATTCTTATAAAAACATTATTAATAGAGCAGCAGCTATGACTCAAACTGATAAAGGAGTTTTTCTCACGGCGAGCACATGGAAAAGCACTGCTGCAATAACTTCTATTACGATCTTTCCCACATCGGGTAGTGGGTTTTACGCAGGAACATATATTGCGCTATACGGAATAAAGAGAGCCTAACTATGCCAATACTAGGAGTTGTTGCATCATCTATACGAACTGGACTGCCTGCAACTTATGAACTCATCACTTCACAATTACTAAGTTCAAACACGCAAACTGTCACTTTCAATTCTATCTCGCAAGCATATAGCGATTTAGTAATTCGTGGTTCTATACGCACAACTCAAAATGCGGGTTTTTGGGATGATATAAAAATCAATTTTAACGGAGATACAAATGCTAATTACATAGGTCGTTTGCGTTGGGCAACTGGTACAAGTGACAATCAACAAAGCGAGTCAGCTACCTACGCAGTTTTGCGCCCACACAGAAGTCCTACGGCTAGCCCTAATACAGATTTGTATTCTAACTGGGAGTTTTACATTACTAACTATTCATCAACTTCAATGTATAAAGGATTACACGGAATTGACGGTACTGAGTACTTCAATATATCGGCAGAATCGGGTCTCTTTAATAACGGGTATGTCTATATCAATACATCAGCAATATCAAGTATTTCATTAGTACAGTTTTCTACTCCACCCGCTGGTGATATTAGCGCACAAAGTTTAATTTCAATTTATGGAATTAAAAGAGCCTAGAAAGGGAAAACATGACACCAACAAAGCTTATCGTGGATTGCTCCACTAACGAAACGATTGAGGTAGAGCTAACCGCCGAAGAAATCACAGAACTAGAAGCGAGTGCTGCAAAGTCTTTGGAAGCGCGAAACGCTTTAGACGCGGAAGAAAAAGCCAAAGCACAAGCCAAAGCCTCAGCAGAGGCTAAGCTTGCAGCTTTAGGACTAACAGCAGAAGAAATCGCTGCACTCTAGTGAACAAGGTCGGGGGACCAATGAGATTTCACGTCGTATCGCTTCCACACACAAACACAACTAAAGACTTCACAAGTTGCGCATTCACCGAAAAAGTGAGGCGTTTCTGCATTATGATGACAGACCTCGGGCATGAGGTCATTCTCTACGCTGGCGAGCAAAACGAAGCGCCAGTGACGGAGTTGGTCACTTGCATCAACGAGAAGCAACGAGAAGCTGCAACTGCAGGCGGTCATTACACGACAGCCTCTTTTGACACAACACTGCCGCATTGGCAGATCTTTAATGCAAACGTCGTTCGCGAGATGACCACAAGGCTTCAACCAAAAGATTTCATCTGTTTAATCGGCGGCTACGCACACAAGCCAATCGCAGACGCTTTCCCCGACCACATGTCGGTGGAGTTTGGCATCGGCTATGGTGGCACATTCGCACGATACCGCGTTTTCGAGTCCTACGCATGGATGCACTCGGTCTATGCAGGGCACAAGAACCCGACAACCGTAGATGGCAACTTCTTTGATGGGGTTATCAACGGCTACCTTGAACCCGAAATGTTCCCAGCTGGCAAAGGCGACGGCGACTATTATTTTTTTATTGGCAGGCTGATCGAGCGAAAAGGCTACAACATCGCACAAGAAGTCTGCGAGCGCCTCGGTAAGAGGCTCATCATCGCGGGCCCTGGCCAACCAAACGGCGGCTATGGCGAGTTCATCGGCAACATTGGCCCCGAAAAGCGGGCAGAGCTGATGGGCGGCGCGATTGCGTTGTTTGCACCGACCACCTACATCGAGCCATTCGGCAATATCGTGGTCGAAGCTCAGACTTGCGGCACTCCAACCATCACAACTGACTGGGGCGCTTTTACTGAGACCAACGTTCACGGTGTCACAGGCTTCAGGTGTCGCACTCTTGCTGACTTTATGAAAGCGGCAGAGGACGTCAAATCCTTGAACCGCAAAGAGATCAGAAAACAAGCAATCGAGAAATACTCACTCGAAGCTATCGCACCAAAATACCAAGACTACTTTGAGCGGTTGTTGACCCTTTGGGACGACGGCTGGTACCAACTAAACACAGAAAAGGCTGGCAAATGAGCTTATCGAAAAGACTGCGAGCAGCAGGTGAGCAACGCGCTCAGAACATGTTCATGGAGCCACTTATCCCATCACGACCAGCCTACGCGACTCCAGCTGGTGTTGATGTTAATGCTGAGTCTGCGATTCGCATGTCCACCGTTTACGCTTGTGTTCGCCTTTTGGGCGACACCATCTCGTCTTTGCCGCTTGGCGCTTATGTTCGCCGCGGCCGCAACCGAATCCCGTACGCCGCAGTCTATGGCGAGCAACCAGCTTGGGTAAACAAGCCAAACCCAGATTGCACCCGCTTGGATTTCTACGAGCAGGTCATCTCTTCACTGAACTTACACGGCAACGCCTTTATCATCACAGTGCGCGACGACCTTGGCGACGTCGTTGAACTCTACGCTGTAAACCCGCTAAATGTTCGCATTCGACGCCCTGACCCGAATGCGGAAGTCATTTACGAAGTAACTATCGGCATTCAGCCAGGCGGCGTGGTGTATGAGGACATGCAGTCTGTGACACAAGAAGTCAAGACCATGGTCCTAACCAAGCGCGAAATGCTTCATATTCCGATGTTCAAGCTTCCAGGCCAGCTTTTAGGTCTTGGCCCAATAGGCGCGGCTCGCATTACTTTAGGCTCTGCGATGGCAGCCGAGGTTTACGCGGCTAGTTATTTCCC